TGTCGCATTTGCTCATCACCAAGATCACTGAGACTAATAAGAGCAGACCTACGAACACCACCAACCACCACGACTTCTGCTGTTTTTGTAACAATGTCGTGACATTCAATTGGTCTAAGTCTTCTTCCTTTTGCATTTTCAAATAGCTTACAAGTAAATAGGAATAGTTTATTCAGAGGAACAGGACCACTTGCCCTACCTCCAAATGTTTTTAGTACCGATCCTGCTGGTCTTACTTTTGATAAGTCCCAAGTTGGAATAAGGCCAGCATAGAGTAGGCTCATCAGTTCCCTGAATGCCTTTGCCCACCCAAGTTTACTATCACGTACCATGATGCAAGTGTCAGTAGGGTGTAGTTCATTAGGAACCATAGGTAATTGTGAGGTGTACTTTTCTTCTACGGAATAACCTACTCCTGTTCCGTTCATAAGTACGTACAACAACTCATCAAAAGACCTAGCAGTATCAATTGGTATATATGAACAGTTATATCCAGCAACATTCTCTTTCTCCAAAGCTGGTCCAGCGGTCATTAAGCATCTCATCGATGGCATTACATCTAACATTAAAACTGATTGACATAGCTCAGAATATTCATCTGATGTAACGATGTAACCACATTTCTTTTCTAAGTGTTTTTGAAAGAATTCAAAGTACCTACCTACAGTTTGTTCCCACGTTTCTCTTGCTTCATTTTCATAGTTCCAACGAGAGTAACGTGAGAGGTGTATATACTTTTGGTAATCCGTAGGTAGTTCATACATTCGCTTGTTCCCTTTCTATTAACCAGTTAAGATAAACTTGTGCTTTTTTAAGATCACGTACACCACCTTTATGTGGGTATCTTGATACGTATTTAATTATGTTTCCTTCTAGGAAATCCATTTCGTTTTGTATAATGTAATCAATAGGTTCTATGTTAAATCCATTGGTGTAATGTTCAGGATTATTAAACTCATCTTTAACTTTAATTTGCATAGGGACTCCAAAGAATAGGTTGATTATCTACGTACTCACCATCCCTAAGGATACGTGCCATACGTGCTTGTAACAGTGCATAGTGTTCCCCAAGTTGTCTTGTCTTGTAGGTTTCTACCACTGCATCCCACATCTCATTTGAAGAGAGACTCTCTAGGATCTTTTCAGCTTTCTTTGGGCCGATCCCAGGACACCCAGGATACCCATCGGTTGCATCACCAGTTAAAGTTTGGGTATAGAAATGATAATCAGCTTGTTCCTTTGATTGTTCCCAAACTACTTCTTTACTTATGTCCCAATGTAAACCAGGAATTGTGTACATATCTTTGTCTTCACTATAGATAATGTACTTGTCATCTTTACTTGCCAGTATTCCCATTACATCATCTGCTTCTAACATAGGATACTGGACACAATTAAACTCTTCTTTGCAGTACTCCAAAGCAGGAACAAAACACATAGGTTTTCTTGTCTTTTTTCTACTTAGTTTGTACGCAATGTTAATATCTTTTCTAAAGTTCTTTTTGTCAGAGAAACATAACTGAGCTTCATCTACTTTAGTCTTATCCACAAGTGCATCAACTGTGTCACAAATAATCTTTTTGACTTGTGCAAAGTCACAATGTAATGTCCATAAATCACTGTCCCAATTAACAGGTTCTTCAACTGAAGAAGTAATCTTGTAAACCATTATGTCTGCATCAATAAGTAGTGTAGCCATAGTTCCTTTTTAGATGGGTCTTAGGTTATAGGTTTCTCTATCGTTTAAGTTGTACTCGTATTCAGGATAGTGACTGAAAGTAACATACGTACTTGTATTTAATTTACTGAATGGTATTACATGAACAGATGGAAAGTTACAGAAGCATAAGTAATCAAAATCTCCTTCTTGATACGGTCTAATTTCTGTATACTTTGAAGGAACATTTCTTTGTAACGATATACCTTTAGCGTTTTTACTTGTGGTCTTTACTTGTACCTTCTTAAAGGTTCCATCTCTTTCAACAACAAAGTCATACACACTCTTAGGATTAAGTGGTTGAAGTATGTTGTATTGCCACATGTGAAATAAGTAACACGCTAAGTGTTCCCCTGCTTGTCCTACGTAATGTGCATCAGTGCGTTTCAGCCCAATTACTTCCACTGGTCCACTCTCCTGTGAGAGGGATTCGGAACTTGTAGGCATCCCCGGCAACTCCAATTGCTTGTACTGCGAGTCCTCCGATATCTCTGACATAATCATCCTTGACTAATAGTTGTACCTCGTCATGCACAAAAGCCACTTGTGCATAGTCTTGGGCATAAATATAACCTTTGTCCTTGAGCAACTTATGGAGTTCCACCACCCATCTCTTACAAAGAATGGCTCCTGCACTTTGGAAGAGAGTGTTAAGTGCAGCGTGGGTACTCCTAATGGGAATGATTCTTCCATCTAGTCCTCTGATATATCCTTGTTTTGCTTTGGTTTGCACTGCATCCCTGAGTGCCTTAAGTGCAGGAGTCTTTCGGAGGAACTCTTTCTTAATCTGCTTACCTACTGATGGACCCTTCCCAAGTATCGAGCCAATTTTCTGATCCCCGGCACCATAAAGAAGTGCATAGATGAAAGTCTTACTTGCATCCCTTGATGGAAGTCCTGCAGCCATCTGATTGGTCGTATGTATATCTCCCTCAAGAAGCACTTTACCGTATGCACCACCGTCATAATAAGCCATGTAGTGAGCCAGACACCGCAACTCAAGAGAAGAAACATCACATCCCAAAAGGGAAAATCCCTTAGATGCCTGAAAAAGTTCTCGACACTGCTTCCCATAGGGTGCTTTAACGCTCGGAATTTGAGCGAGGTTCGGATGCGAATGAGATGCACGAGATGTGACTGACCCCATTGTGTTGACCCTGCCATGTAGTCTTCCTTTCTTTTCAAGTTTCAACCATGCCTGTGCTCCCTCTGCTAACTGACCTATCCTTTTCTGGATCATGAGATACTCACTCATCAGTTTTGCTTCAGGATAACTAAGGCTAGATAGGATTGTCTCATCAACCTTTGGATCACCAGTAGCCGTAAAGTCATTAGGAATCCATCCCCTAAGTTACTTAAGTCTCTTGGCTATGTGCTGACGAGAACTAGGATTGAACTGGATGATAGATATCTTATGGTACAGACCCTTCTTACGTACCCCTTCATCTATAACCCATGAACCAAAGGCAGACCGCAGTTCAGAATGGAGGGCTTCCCTGCGATCCACCAGAGTACCGTAAAGCTCAGATGCTTTAGCGGTATTAAAGGGGAATCCGTATCGTTCTTGGTCATAGCAAATGGATGCTACCTTGTGCTCTAGTTCTATGGCACTCTCTTGACCCTTAGTATCTATGGATTCCCAAAGCTTTTCAGTGAGGTCTACATCTCTGATGCAGTACTCCTTCATCTCATCGGTGTACTGATCCCATGCTCCTTCTTGTTCACCGTAATCTCCCTTGTTAAAATCTAATCGTTGACCCCATGCTTTAAGTGAATGAGAACCATGTAGTTTTGCATCTAGTTTTCTTTTCTTGTGGTCACGATCCCTAAGGTCAGGGAACATTAACCTGGATAAGATCAATGTATCCGTAACTCTCTCTATTGGTATGGTCCAATCGTAAATCTTACGAAGGACTTCAAGATCGTACCCTAGTATGTTATGCCCAATGAGATAATCGGGCTTAATTTTTTTCAGTAAATATTTGATCTCTGCATCACCTCTAGCTATGTAGAGTTGACCGCTATCAACATCTTTACATACCATCAGATGTACTTTGGTTACCTCATCAAGTAACCCATCTGTTTCTAGATCCATCACATACTTTTTCATACGTTCTCTCGCTGGAGTAACTACATTAGAAGTCTTGGTTTTCAGTTTCTTCCACAGGATCAAACTCTACTTCACTCATTCTTCCTGTCTCCTTGGAGTAAAAGAGATGAGATGCTATGCCTGTTTCCCCTGTCCATCTATTTTTCAGGATTCTTACTGAAGTTTTGTCTGGCTCATCACCTTGCTGGTTTCTTTCGCAACCAATAACGATGTCACTTAGCTGACCCAAGGAATGACTACCTCTGAGTTGACTGAGACTTGTCTTGGTTCCTTCCTCGTGTCCCTTGTCTCCTTGTGGTCTGCGTAAATGAGACACAAGTACTAACCCACACTGGACTTCTTCAACAAGTGATCTAAGTCTTGTCATTGCGTAGTCAATCATCCTTCGTTCATCACCACCCTCGATTCCTGAGATGACAATGCTTATGTGATCTAGGATTATGTACTCGCAATTTAACCCTCGTACCATGTATCGGATACGAGATAGAAGGTTATCTATTTCAGTGCTTCCCCAATGGTCATAAAAGTATAGTTTTCCTGTCCCAAGGGTATGCTTAAAACCTTCTTCAAGTTCTTCTTTGGTTGGTTTGTAATGCTGTAAATGAATAGGCTTGTTAAGGTACAATCCCATGAACCCCAAGGCACTACGCTTGTTGTTCTCTTCTAGAGCAATGTACCCTACGGTTTTGTCCTGAAGCATGAGATGGTAGGCTACTTCACGGCATAGTTGGGACTTCCCTATCCCTGACCCTGCTGTAATAGTAACAATCTCTCCCTTACGGATTCCAAGTGTCTTGTCATTAAGACCTTGGTAAGGGTAGTCACAGGACTCGCTGGTATCCTCAGTGGATATCAAGTCCCATAAATCTCTACCATCTACAATACCGTCAGGACGGTAAACCTTTGCTCCCCAGATAGAGTCCACGATCTCTTTGCTACGGTCTGCCATGAGCATATCATTGGCATCCTTAAGAGGTAGCTTACAGACCTTGGCCTTGCCTGGTTGGAACAGGGAAACGCAGTCTTCTAGTGCAGTAGTTCCAGCTTCATCATTGTCAAACATAAGGACAACGGACTCGAACTTCTCTAGCCATTCTAGTTGTTTGGCTAAAGCTTTCTTTGCTCCTGCAGCCCCGTTAGGTAGTGACACCACGGGCCATTTGTTTCCCTGAACCTGTGATACGGAGAGGGCATCCAATTCCCCCTCAGTTATTACTATCATTTTCCCTCCATCTCTCCATAGATGCTGACCATAAAGACCAGCTTCTTTGGTATCCCCAATGAAAAGAAAATCCTTTGAAGGAAATCTGAGTTTCTGGGCTACTATGTTTCCAGTAGTATCTCTGTAGTTTGCAATCTGTACGTTCTTACCCATGTGAGTACCAACTTGATACCCCCATTTCTCTGCGGTCTCTTGGTTGATCCCTCTCTTGGTAAGAGGAATGTACTCACCCTTTACAAAATCCATAGACACTCCTTTACTTACTACTTCTTGGTTATCATTAGACTCGTAGTAACTACACCCGAAACAGAAACCGTGACCGTCATCGTAACGTGCTAAGTTATCCTTAGACCCACAAGATGGACACGGCTCATGTCCTATAAACTCACTGTTGCTCGTAATCTCCTTCTTCATCATCTTCTACATCCTCCATTTCATCTTCGTAGAAGTTTTCATCTTCAAAGAACCCATGACCCTCACTGTCTAAGCCAGAACCATCGTCATATACCGCAGCTATCTTACTGACATAAGAAAAACCACAGGCATTTAGGAATGAACTGAACTGTCTCAGAACATCGCCAAGATATTCTGAACGCATTTCCATTTGGACTGATAAATTATCTAGTCCTTCATGCTTGAAGGTGAACGAGTTATCGTTATTCCACCAATCATCTGTTCTATTTCTTAGTTTCATAGTTTTTAAACCATTGATATGCATTAAAACCTGGACAAGTAGTTGTGTCATCCAAGTCACTGTGACCAACGATGGTTGCCGTAGGGAATTTCTGTCTTAATTCTTGGAGTAACGATGAAAGACTTATCATTTGTTTCTTAGTGAAATTTTTCACAAAAATATTTGGGTTTTCTTTACTTACTCCACCAACAAGACATATTCCTATGGTTCTTTCGTTGTAACCTTTAAGGTGCATTCCTACTTCATCAAGTGATCTTCCATCAACTATCTGTCCATCGACTTCAATAACGTAATGATACCCAATGGTGAGGAACCCCTTTTGTCTATGCTTCTTTTCAAGAAACTCTTTTGTTACTCTTTTTTTTGGAAGAGTGGCAGAGCAATGAACCACTATGTAATCAGTCTTTTTTCTGCTCATTTATCCATTCTCTAGGGACTTCAGTTTCAGCATACTTAATGCCGTATTTCTCGCACCATTCACGGCATGTCATCTTGCTACCTTGGACCCTAGAATCGAGTCTCATAAAGAGCATCCTTATGTCTAGTTCAGGATGCTGTTCTTTGAGAAGACGATGCTTACGCTGGTCCGTAGATCTGAAGTACCCTTTGGCTTCCACGAGGATGCCATTGGGAAGGACAAAATCTGGTTTGTAGTTTTTCTCTACTATGTAAGGGACCAACTGAGACTCATAACCAAACTTAACTTTTTTATTGGTAAGAGACTCAGCTACCCTCATTTCAAATTTACTTCTATATTTAGAAGTCTCCTGACTCTTCTTGTGCCGTTTCGGTTTGCGTGTAGTTCTCCTTCTCATCAACTTGTATCGTATCCGCAGAGAACCCATCAGTGGCATCAAACCCAGACTTGTCAGGATTGTATTCAACAAGTTCAAGTACCTGAACTCCTGACAAATCAGTGGACACTCCTGCACCCATAGGAGCACTATATAAGCGAGTGTTATAACTCACTCTCACCTTACTTCCGTTCCCGATAAGAACACTCTTAGGAATAGGCTGGAGCTTGGAGTCCACAACATTAACGCTGGTCTTCCACTCTTGACCAGAACGAGAACGGATCACTGTCTTTAACTTGAACCTGAACAGGATCTCATCTCCATCCTCTTTATAAGGAGGATCTGCACGTTTTTTAGCATCAAACTTCTCAACTGCTTCATCTACTTTAGAATCAAGGAGTGCCATGAGTTCCTTGGCTTCCTTAGATGATGCTGGAAGTCTTAACCCGATCTTCCAATCCCCATCAGCATTAAATCTGGTATCTGGGGTATGGATGTGGGGCCAATCAGCTTTCCCAATGGGAGAGACAAGTTTCGTTTGTGTCATTTGAATCCTCTAGCGATTGGAGGTTAATCAAATATTGGACATCTATACCTTCCTCAATAAGGAGTGCATAAAGGTCCACTGGAAGAGGTCTGTCTGACCTCAAAATCTTCAATGCTTGTTCGATCATTTCTTTGTATAGCTTTAGCTTTTCCAGAAAAGAGCTATGAATAGAGGTTAATTACACATGTGCATGTATTAGGAGAAAAAATACTTTGATTTCAGCACATTACGGATATCGAAGTCTTTTCTCTCTGGAGGGTCTGGAATATCCTCCACGACTTCCTTTGCAAACCCTTGAAATTCTTTAAGAACATCGTGGTTTTCGTACATGGCAACGAACTCTTCCCTGAGTGATCTAGCCAAAGCAGGAACGTGGTGTGCCTGGGTTCCATAGCTATCGTGTACCATGCAGAAGTCTCGTATCTTTTCTGACTTAATGCATTTGTGGATGGTTTTGGACAAAGCAGCAGCATCCAATGAGTGAACGAGATTAGGTGAAGACCCATTTTTGGATCTTCTAAGGTCAATCTTTGAATAGTCATCTATTTGATATGCTGGTTTCACCAAAGTTCCATCTATAAATGTTTCAATTTGTCTGGATTTAATGGATGGGTATTGCTGAAAGACAATAAACCCACTTGGAGTGGTCCAGATCATCGGATATCCTTCTTTAGATACCCTTCCCACTACCTCTCTTATCCAATCCATAGCTTCTCTAGCTGCAATCACAACTTCCCCGATTGCTTTCCAGACATGCTTAGACATCCATTGTGCAGGGATGTATATGTCCATGCCCTTCCAAGGATTGGGCTTTCCTTCCATGAAGGCATCTCTCATGCGTTCTTCTATATATCTCTTACAAGAGAACAGCCCTCCACCATAGGGAACCACCATCACTGGTCTTTTACATAACTTACGGTCTATCAAACCCGATTCCAGCCATTGCTGGGCCATAAGCTCATCGGATTCCTGAACAGACTTGAGGGCAACATCAGCAACCTCTTGATATATGTCTTGAGGTACATCCTCACACCCTAAGTTGGTTGCCTTTGCTCCCACAGGATCTCTAAGCATAGCTGAGAAATGCTGTAATCCATTGTTAGAACCATCTAAGGACACAGGAAGAGATGATACGTACCCAAAACCCTCTTCCATGAACTTAGACCACTCAAAGCAGAACGCTAAGAACATCCAGGGATCATCAGCTTCTTGCCAGAATCGATGTCCCATTGGGTCTTCTGCTGATAGCTTTATGTCATCGTAATGTTCATCCACCCAAGCAATACGATTATCATAGCTAACCTTATCAACTCCATAACAATTAGCACCGTGTATAGCTAACCAATCAGATTGCTCATCAGTGTCAATAGGAAGTCCTTCAGCAAACGTAAGTAATGCTTTGGAGTACTCAGTACCCTGAGGACTAAGAAAGCTACTGACGGTGTATTTACGACCTCTAAAGTCATTCTGGTATACAAAATAAAACTTAGGTATCTCAGCGTACTTCTTAGCGAGACCCATAGTACGTATAAAAGCTATGACTTTGGACCTTCTACGAGCATTCTCGTCATAGATGGTAGTAGCATCCTTCTTCCAATCCACAAAGACTTTCCACTCTTCAGTAGTCATGTCCTTTTTCTTCAACTCAGGTGGCATAGGTGACGGTGGAATCTCTAGCGGATCTCTATGAGGTATCCCTTCCCATGTTCCACCCATCTCCCATGCCTTGAGCATCACATCCAACACAGGTTTATTGACTTTCCAACACGTATGCTGGAGTGCATTAATTACATCGTATTCAATCCCTATATCCTTGTGATACAACTCTTCAATGAGCATTTTATTATGGGTTTTCACTAAAGGAAGACGATGGGTACGATACCCTCCGTTTCTTGGTGTACTCCAATCGGATGGAGGGACAACCATAGGCATAAGGTAAGGGTTCAACAACTCCCCTTCTTTATTGACCTTGTTAATCCAATCTATGGCTTCCTCAGTAGGGGTTATATAAATGGTTCTATTCCTGTGACCCACGGATATAGTCTTACACTCGATAATGTTTGAAGACTGAATTAACAATTCAACCATCTTCACACCTACATGTATCTTTTCCTGCTTGGTCCAGGTTTCACTTTCTTCTACCTCTATTTTGTTTCTGCAATTACGAATAAGACCATATCTTCTAAAGTGTCTTGAGGATGATCTTTTCTGGAGTTTTTGTTTTAATTCCCTGAACAAAGTTCCATCAGCATCCTTCCAGATACTAAGTTTGATATGATCCTCTATTGCTTGACCGATACTAAATGCTGTCTTGGTTAATTTCTGACGGTTGGAAACAGAGTCCATTATCATACGTAAAGTAAGATAGGAAACTACCTCAGTATCACACAACATAATAAGTGGAGCTGCGGTGTGCTTTCTTCCACCCTTTCCACTGTTAGCTTCATCAATGAAATTTCTAGTTGCTTTTGATAAAGCATCAACTGTTCTTTTCATCAAAAGGATTCCATGAAGTGATACGGATTCCTGTCTATTTTCTATGGATTTCTCAACTGACTTTCGGAATCTTTCGATCCCACGATTTTGCATTTCCTCTTCAAGACTAAGCTGAACTTCTTCAAGAGTCTTGCCACATCCTTGCCACACGATTGATTTTGAGTTAAATTCCATGCACCTATGCATCAAAGGTTTAGTCTGGAAAATAACGTGTAAGGGAGGATACTTAGACTATAATGCACAGGTGGTTTGGATACACATCAGATTTTGAGTCTGGCATGTCTACCAATTTCATCACCTCGGCAGTAAAGATATCAGTACCTTACACGGTATTGATTATTTTTGGAATGCCACAAAATGACACCGTTTTGCCACAAATCTGCCACAAGTCAGTCTCACAAAAGGGCAATACATTCTGATAAATTATGTGGTGCAAGATGGGCATAGATCATCGTGTTCTGGATGTCTCTGTGACCAAGTAGTTTTTGCACCGAAAGTATATTTGCACCTCTTTGAACTAACTTACTCGCAAACGTATGTCTGAGGACATGAATAACTACATCGGGAAGGTTTAATTCCTTCCTCATCAGTTCCCATCGATGACGGTAATAATGCCGTTTTTGTGGGAATAAATACTCAGACGATCTGAACTGTCTTTTTTCAATAATTGAAGCAACTCTTGGGGTCATAGGAACTGACCTGGGTAGGTCAGCCTTAGTCTCCCAGATGCTGATCATTCCATTGTTAATGTCACGCTTTTGAATACGTTCAAACTCTCCTAATCTCATACCAGTATCTACCAAGACAATAAACATGTCAAACATGTCCTCATCCTGAAACAGGAAACCGTAGACTCTATCTTCTTCTTCCTTGGTTAACCAGCGTATTCTCTTGGACCCTGAAGCATCCTGTTCTGTGAAGAATGGAAGAGTGGTCACCTTACCACGCTGATGAGCAAAACGTAGAACTTTACGCAACCCTGCCATTTTGCAGTTTATGGTACGGTTTGAGTTACCCTGTCTACGCATATCTATGATCCACTCATCTATCATCTCAGTGGTGATATCGCAGATAGGAATCGATGCACCAAAGTACTTCATTATCTGGTTACACTTGTACATGTTCTCTTTTTCGGAACGCTTGCCACCCCACACCATCTGAAAGGTCATATCTATAGCTTTCTTCAGGTTCCATTTAGCCAATGGAAGTTTGGGATGTTGCTTAATTCCGTTGCGGAGTTCATATAGCTTAGTCTCTTCCCAATTCGTAGCTTCTGCACGTGTGGATAGAGATTTGCGAAACCGTTGACCCTCGTAGGAAATGGATACTTCCCACGAGTCACCTCGTTGTCGTATTGCCATAATTTTTATGTATTCATAAGGTCCACAAGTTTATCCCTTAACCACTCACCTTTGGTGGTAAGTTCTACGTTCTTCTCAATCCTATACATGGGATTTTCAAAGGTTCTTAAGGTATCGTGGCCTTTCTTTCTAGCTCGATTGATCTCGCAATGAGCCATGACGTTGCGACTAGCAGAGGATTGCTGCATACCAGATAACTGAGCAATCTTTTTGATAGTCATGGGTTTATCTTTTGATGCAGTGCAGGGATAAAGATATGCAATCATAGTCTGAACTTGCATCTCTGGATCAAGCTTCTTGAACTCGTCCAGAACCTTAATAAGTTTCTCGATTGTCTCCTTAGATTCCATAGTGTTTTTTTTAAGTGGGTATCCTACCACTTGCACCTCAAGTTAGGGTTCGTTTAGTGCGACCTGACCCTTATCTTGATTAGACAGGTGGTGGCAATTGTAATTTGGCATACCAACAACATTGGGTACGCCAGTTTTCAAAATAATTATCGTCAGTCGAATACATTTCAGTATTCAGTGAGTTTGTATAGCGGAGGCTGACTTTATGATTCCGCTGTGTCTTTAGTGCTTTATTCATC